CAGATAGAAGCATTCGTACAAACATTTATTAAAGCATATAATGACCCATATCTACACCAACAAAAGCAATATGCTTGCGATCAAATTAGAGATATTGTTGGTTGGGATACAGTCGCACTTCAATGGAAACAACATCTTTATAATATAATGAAGAAGCCTTTGTCTGTTGAAGAATATCGCAAAGTAACTCGTATCAATGAAGACGTTACTAGAGTATTTGGTAGAAGAATACTTAATAAAGAAACAACTAAATTGTATAGAAGCTTTGGCCCTCAAAGGAGAATTGTTATCATATCTCCATTTAGAAATGCCGGAGATTATATACATAAATGTATAGAGTCAGTGCAACAACAAGACTATGATAACTATCTACATGTTTTGATTGACGATGCCTCAGATGATCCAATTGAAATTAATGAAAAGAATACAGTCGTTATTACTAATACAGAAAGAAAGGGTTGCATTCGAAACCAGATTGAAGCAATAGAAGTGTGGACGAAAGAAGATGATATTATAATACTACTTGATGGTGATGATTGGTTAGTGAATAACAATACAATCTTTCATCTATACAATGACATTTACTTTCGTGGTTATGAATTTACATATGGCTCATGTTGGAGTCAAGCAGATAATATTCCACACATTGCACAAGATTACTCAAGTGAGACAAAACAAAACAAAGCATATAGAAAAGAATTATTTAATTGGAATATTCCTTACTCGCACCTAAGAACTTTCTTAGGCTCAGTATTTCACAATGATAAGATTAACTACGATGCCCTAAAAGATAAAGATGGTAACTGGATGATGTCAGGTGGTGATACACCATTCTTCTATGAACTTATCGAAAAGATTGATCCTAGTAAAATATACGTTGTGAAGGATATCATATATAACTATAATGATGAAAATCCACTAAACGATTACAAAGTGAACAGTGAAGAACAAACTCGTAATGCTAGGAGTGCTTTAACATGAAAACTATTTTGATTGCAATACCTACTAACAAGTACGTTGAACCAGAGACGTTTAAATCTATCTATGACTTGATTATACCAGATGGTTATCGTACAGAGTTTCAGTTCTTTTACGGATATCAAATAGATCAGATACGTAATCTTATTGCCTCTTGGGGAAAGAATTATGATTACTTATTCTGTGTCGATAGTGACATTATACTACCAAACGATACTCTTGTCAAGATGATTCGTCATGATAAAGATATTATTTCTGGTCTTTACATTCAGCGTATACCTAATACACATACGCTTGAAATCTACATGTATAACGATAGAGGTGGTGTGACTAACATACCGCATAACATGATACGAAATCAAGGTTTAATTGAGGTAGATGCATGTGGTATGGGTTGTTGTCTTATCAAGGGTAATGTTCTAAATAAAATGGAGTACCCGCATTTTGTGTATAAGTCTGCAATAGATCACAGCAATACTATATCAGAAGACGTTTACTTTTGTAAAAAGGCTAAGAATTTAAAGTTTAGTGTTTGGGCGGATACAAGTATTAAGTGCGAACATATTGGCAAGTATGCATTTACAGTTTAAAATCAAAGTAACAATCTATATAAATAACAGAAGATAGAATGTTTATTAGACAATAAAGAGGAATAGATATGGCTATAGCATTACCAAACAGCCCCACTCTTAACCAAGAAGTCGTTTCAGGTGACGATACATATAAGTGGGTTGGAGATAAATGGGTAAAAGTCACACCAATTGACATTGATAGACTTCAGGAAACTGCTACAGTGAAATTTTTCACAGATGCTAAAGCAAGACTAGCTATTAGTGTTGCGGGAGACTTATCATACAACAATGTAACTGGTGTGATATCTTACACTGCATCAAGTAACATACCAACAGACCTTTCTGACTTAACAGATAATACTAATATAATTCCTGATGATTTATCTGACTTAGGCATTGCAGACGGTACTACTGGTCAAGTTCTTACAACAAACGGCGCAGGTGCATTTACGTTTCAAGATACCGCAGGAATTACAGACTACGACATTGAAGTTGTGTCATCACTCCCTGGATCACCTGTAGCTTCTACAATTTACTTCATTACTTAATAGGATAGAAAAAGATGATTATCGCAACCGCAATTAGAGAATCTTATAGATACACCCCAAAGAATGGTAAACTAGCATTAGAGTTTGATGGCACTATTGTTGACGAAACTACTGAATGCGAAGATAGAGTAACTAAGCAGATTATCGTATCCGATACATTAGCAGTAGCATATAGTGAACTAGATGATATGGCGATTGAAAAAATGGTCGAGTGGGAATTAGCTAATAGTAATACTGGAGAATAATAATGGCAATTTATTGGGTAGACCCATATATAGAATCTTATTCTGGTGGTATTCATGGTACTTCTGATACGTCTAGTAAGACAGGAACTTATTCAGCTCCTTGGTCATTTACAGACGTTCTAACAACTGGCGTAAGTACAGGTAATTTTCCAAATAGTACTACATTATCTGACGGAGATGAGATTAGATTAAAAGGTCTTCCCCGTTCTTCGTTTTTAGTAGATGCAGGTAGCAATTATTACGCAAATAACTACTATAGGGTTGGAACAACAAACAGCTCCGGAACAACTATGAACAGTTACTTGGATGGTAACAGTGGTAGCCAGTGGACAACAGCAAACGGAAAAAACGGTTGGATGTTTTGTTTTGACCCTACTTATACAGATCAACTTGCAATAGCAGACTCATCAGGCGATAAACCATTATATTTTTTTGGTGGCCAATACACTAAGAATAGCTCATATATTCAAACTTATTCTGGGAGTGGGTTTACTGGTCACGGCACATCTTGGTTTCAGGATGCATACCCAAACTCTGGTGCAGCTAACGCTACAATATATTTTATTGATCCTCAATACTATATTGATACATCTACGTTTTATACAAGCGGCATTCAAACGTATTTTTGTGTTCAATCAAATGTAGATATTACTGTTACTGATGGTTGGACCTCAGAGACACAAAGAAACGGATATACATTACTGCCGTTCTATTCAAATTTTTCAAATTTTAATCCTTATATATATTTTAATCAAAATGGTAATAATACAAGCTCCGATACTCTTTATGATATACCAAAAACATATTTCTTATGTTTTGATGATAATAGCACCGTCGCCCGTTTTTACTATTATGTAAACTCTGCTCATGGCAACAATAAAGGAAACTCGGTAACACAAAAAATTGGTGGGTTATTGAAAAGCGATTATGGGTACCCAACATACATATACAACAGTAATTACTATAGTAGCGCTGGTACTTATAATGCAGACTCATGTAATAATTTAGAAATAAACTATACATATGCTTATTATGCATTGTATTTATATGGGCGATATGGTGTTGATGTTGAAACACGGTTAAATAATATATTTGGGTATCAAGCTGGTTATCTAAATTTTTATGGCAGCAGTGGTAGTAGAACGTTTAAGTTTGGTAATTACATGACATATTCTGGTTCCAGTGGCGCATCATTTAGTAACACCTCAAGTAATGCCAGCACTGTTACTTTTGAAAATATTCCAGGATCAATTATTTACACTTATAATAATGGTGGTGGGATTTTTAGCCGTGACACTGGGTATACGTTTAATCTCAACACACCATTTCACAACTACACTACGAGTACTTTCTTAGATAATGCATATAATAGTAGTAGTACAGGTCCTACATTCAAGTCGCAGGTAGCGGATAACAGTGATGCTTATACACAAAATATTCCAACTAACCCAACTAATTGGTACGATGCTGTTGGTATTTTTCACGACGGACGATCATCTACACCACATTATTCATTCCAAGAAAATATGGCACTAGGTGTTTTGCAAACTGATAATACTGATTACAGAACTCTTAACCCATCGTTTCAAGTAAAAACAGATAAGTATTTGTATTCGTATACAGGTAGTTATAATGCTGATACTAATATTCACTTTTCATCGAATGACTTCGACGGTAGAACTATAGGTGCTTGCTTGTCTTATAATAGAAACAACAGCTTTCATTACCCTGTTTTGTATTATAATGACTCAGCTAATAGTAATGCCTTGTGCTTTCAATCAAACGCTTCAGGTAATTTAAATGATGATTACAAAAAGAACATCGAAGTTCCTGTACCAGCGTACACAACAGAAAGCTTGAAATTTAAAGCAGATTTTGAAACTAGTGCTAATTGGGATAAAACATTTAGAATTGATTTGCAGTATGTTAA